CGGGTGTCTTGCCGTCAGTGTGCAGGAAGTCACCTTGGATATTGAGCACTGCTGTGTGTGCAGTTGGGCTTTGATTGACCATCTGTATCAGCGCAGCAATGATAGTTTGTTCTGCTTTGGATACATTCCAGTCAGCCCCACCTTCCTGATGCCATGCCAGCATACCAAGGTGATAGTCGGTGAAAGTATACAGGTTGCACAGATGCTCCTGAGAAGCCGCTGGAGCAGCAATAGCCGCCGCTGGCTGTATCTGATCCTTAAAGCCTGCAACCGTCTCACGCATGGCTTCTACAAGCGCCTCTTGCGTCAGCGATGCCTTGACCCATTGACCTGACGGTTTGCCTTCGGAGTTGTAGTAGGTTGACACGCCCTTGGTAACATAGCCTTGCGGCACTGGCCGGGTGAAGTCGTTCTCTGGCGCGTAGCCCCGCAACGCCGCTTTCTTTTTAACTGCAACGTAGGCGTCGCTTGCGGCGCCCATGTTAACACCCATTGCAAGTGACGCAGCCCTAGCGCCACCGTGTAATTCAATGGCCTCAAGCATCTCACGTTGGCGGGGTGTACAATAGTTGTACAAGTTTGGGTCTATTTTTAGGGAGACAACCATTATTTGCCTTTCGGGCAATCAGCCTCACAGATACAAATAAAGGCGCTGTTATGCGCCTCTATTTCTCTGACAGTTTCTGATGTATCTTGCGTCGCGTTGTAACTGATAGGCTTCGCAATAGCGCAATAGCTATTTACGGGAACGGTCGAAACGGTCGCGCAGCCGTTCGTCACGCTCAAGATCAGGGACGCTAATAGCAGCAGCGCCAAGTTCGATTTGCCGATTGATCTCATCGTTCGCTTCCTTGATCGTTTCCTGCCGTCCTTGCTGCCGCAACTTGTTCTCACTCCACGACGCCCAAAGGCGGTCAAGCAGCGACAGCAAAGACGAAAGTAATTTTATCATGCGGCTGGCGGTGTCTCAGACAAGAACACGGCGGCAACGCCGGCTAGAGCAGCTACTGCTGTGGAGACAGCAGTCCATTCGGTATCGGACAAGCCAAATGCCAAAGCCAAGCCAGCGAAGCCAGCATAGGTGCTAGGCTCTTTCAGACGGTCGAGTAACCAAGATACAAAATTCATGTTATTTCTCCTTCGGATAAAACTTCCAAGGCAGTTCCCAGTGTGGGCCGTCCTTGAACGCGCGCCAATCACCGCCCCATTGGAGCGGGACTTTCTCATCCGCCGCAGCGGACTTTACTATCTTAGCCAGCTTATGATACAGCGGCCAATCCCAACGTACTTCACCGGCAATCATCGGCGCCAGATCGACAGCGTGTCCAGTGATGTGACGTGAGTTCATCGTCCGTGATGCGCCTTGGCTGACTAGTTGCTTCTGCCGTTCGACGCTGCGTATACCCTCTAATACAGTAAAGTCAAGGTCTGACAGTGCAGCCGCCTTCTTGACTACCCGCACCAGATCAGGGTGGACGCCCTCAAGCCGGGACAGACTACGCTGGCCCAGTATGATAGTCATACAGCGCCTTTTTGCAGCAGGCTTATTAGTATACCAATCAGCAATACGATGATTGTGCCGGCGGCGCCCATGCCGACGCTCTCCAGACGCTTCAGCCGCGCGCAGATACTTTCGTACCTGAACGAGCAGACCTGTTCGTGCGTGTTGAGTTGTGCTTGGGTCTGGTCAATGGTGTTCATGGTTAGCGTCTTATCTTGTTGCGGGATAGATTGCCGTATATTGGCACGGGGTAACCTTGAGAGTTATCAATATCCACTAGCGGCTCACCCGTGTTAATGTCAAAGTCAGGGAAGCCATATTGCGCCCCTAGCGAAGACGGCAGTGCAAACTGCTGCGCCATGACATTGCGCGTTGTTGGGTTTAACCGCTGCACTTGTTCAGATAAACGCGCCGCCGTTGGAACTTCGTTTAGTGCTGCCATCATGTTAGGGCCACTCCGATACGCGTCCTCTAATTCCTTCTGTACCCTTGGCGACATAAACGCTTTTTGAGTTTGGTTAAGCTGTTGACCCGCAAAAGCAACGGAAGGAAATTTTAAACCCACACCGGCACGGATAATGCGTGATAGGAAGCCGGGCTGTTCTTTGGTTAAAAGTTTCCCTCCAGCCGTTTCACCAAGCGACTGCAAGTCAGTCATCTTGTTCAGCGTTTCCAATTCCTTCGCCGACATCATCATAGCGTTGTAACGACGCGGGTCAGCAAGCGCCATGCCGGCAATGTCGAACTGGTTAGTGCCTTTACCATAAACATCTTCGACGATTTCTGGTCGTTTGCGGTTCATGAGCGCGATAAACTCGTCAGGGCTTCCTTCGGCTAGTTGCGCGCCGCGCGCGGCCAACTCTTGTATGTTGACGTTCTGCATACCGCGCTGATGCTGAACCAAATAGTCTTTAAACTCTGGGCCTAACGCTTCATCAACAGCATTTTTAAAACCTATAACTAGCCCTGCCGCGCGCTTTTTTGACCCTGTAGACGGCTGCGCTGATGACGCGACGTATTTTTCAACGATGTCGCTGGCTTCTTTGCGAATTGTATACAAATCGTAAGGGTTAAGCATACCGTTTTGATCAGCAGCGCCTTCAATTTGGTTGGCTAATTTAAGCAACGCACGGCGGGCGGAACTAGTGCGGACGCCTTCAGCCTCCGCTTGCTGCCGTAAAGTAGTGACTAACGGCGCGGCCAACAAAGGTTTACGGTTTTCCGCTGCTAACTCCGCAACAATATCATCCATGTCACGGGCTTGCTGGCGTAAGTCTATAGCCTGCTGCGCGGCTTGTTCGCCGCGCTGCGTCATGGCGCCCGCTATGCCACGTTCGCGCAAAACCGCTCGCGGATCAAACGCGCCGCCTAAATCGTCCGCTTGGCCTACGCGCGTTTCAGCGCGTTCAGCACCAAAGGTCATACGGCGCGCGAGGCCAGACTGTTCAGCAGCTTGTTGCCGCGCAGCGTTCGCTAGTCGTTCTGCTTCAGAAACGGCTACGTTAGTTTCTTTTATGTTTCCTAGCGCGGCTTCGCGGGCTGGGCCTGTCGCTTCATTCACTGCGCGGCGTTCAACGTCAGTAGCGGCTCTCCGCGCAGTGGGGTCGGCGCCCCCTGAAATGTCCGCCAGACGGGCATTACGCGCCGCCTCTTGCGCGTCCAATATACGCTTCGTAGCATCCGGGTCAATTTGGTCTGCTACAATCTTGCCCACACCAAAGAATGGGCTAGGTTCTATACCGGCGTCAATCAGTACTTGCTGGGCTAACCGTTGGTCATCAGGCGCTAGGCTTGCAAAGGCAGCCTTTGCAGCTTCAACATCTTTCCCTAAAGCCTCACGAAGAATTTTTCCCGCTTTAACTTTAGTCATCCGAAAGAGGTCAACGCCGCCGCCAACAAGTTTCTTAAATACTGTACCAAGAACAGGTATACCTGCGCCGTACAGCGCACCTTCAACTGGGTCTTCACCCATCAGCGCCGCAGTGCTTGCGCCAGAAATACCGCCGCCTGCAAGTTTTAACCCAACAGTTTTGGGCGCAGACGCGCCCCTTACACCGACGCCGCCAGACGCAGTAGACTTTAAAACCTTTGATACAACGTCGCCGATCACAGGTATTTTTGGCGCCAAAGGCGCAAGTATTTTAGCAGTACGTGTGACCGCGGCGCCGGGCGCTATTGACTCACCAAGGCTGCGCGCAAGCGGGCGCGGCGTTGTTACCAAATTGCGCGACACTGTATCACCAAAAGCGCGACGTTGTGCTTGCGCTTGTTTCACTGCGTCCTTACCAAAAATCATACCTGATATGGGGTCGGTAACCATAGCTGCAAGATTGTACGCGCCTGAGGGAACACCCATTATTATTTCGTTGATGTTGTCCAACGCAGTATCAACTGCGCCAATGCCTGACCCGCGTGTGCGCGGCGGCGCTACGCGCTGCTTACCCGCGTCGGGGAACTGCGCCAGAATTTTAGCTTTGACCTGTTCGGTTGTAGCGCCCGGCGGTCCAGTAACGCGGTACGTAAGCCCGTTAGGCGCTCTCTGTTTGTATACTACTTGTTTGGGTGGTGGCATTAGTTGGGTTCCACTTCAACTTTGCCCCATCCGCTGGCGACAACAGGTGTTTTGCGATTACCCTGCGCTGCTGCCGGTGCGCCATACAAGTTTTCAAGGCGGCGGATTGTTTCCATAGCCGACTCATATCCTTGTGTCGGATCAGCAAGCGAGTCCAGAAACGTCATTAATTCGATGTTTGAACTTAATTGCGTGGCACTCATGTTGGTGACTTCTTTTAGCGCGTTTAGCAATGTCAGCCTAGAGTTAGCAATGTTGTTAAGCGCGACCGACGCCTTAGTGCCTACGGCGCTTTGCGCTTTTCGCCCTAAATAGCTTGAGCTAAGATAGTCACCGAAGTTATCTAGCGCGGGTCGGCCTGTTGAAGGTATGGCTTGCAATTTATTAAGTGTATTATAATCTTTTCGCATATCGTCCAGCGCGGCACTAAATAGTTTTCTACCTCTAGTTCTAGTGCGGATTTCTTCTGCAAGTTTTGCTTTTGTTTGAATACCAACTTTTGTATTTTCAATGGCCGCCGTTATAGCCGCGGCTTCCGCTGGCGTCTGACGGATATTGCGCGCTCTTTCCCCTGCCTGTTGAGGTGTTTCCGCGGGGGCTGGCGATATAGCTGGGTTCTTACCTTTAACTTGCTGGCCAACTTTATATTGCGCCAGCGTCTGTTCCCGTGGTTCACCGCGGTAAACAGCAAATTCTGCTTGAGGTGTTTGCACTGGATTAGCAGCAAACGATTGCTGCTGGCCCATTGCGCTGTCAGCCAGCGATGGCGCATCCGCTTGCAGCGTGACGTTGGCACGACGAAAGGCGTCCGTAAACGCTTGTCTATTCTCAGGTGGTTGTGTTGTTAAAAGCTGATCGAAGTCTACTTGCGCCATGACGCCTGTGTCAAACGCAGATTTAACAATGTTTGACATTACTTCCGGCGTCATCTGCCCTGCGCCTGCGCCGCCCATATCGCTTTGGTTAAACGATATTGGCCGTGAGGTAGGCATACCTGAAGGGACGTTATCAGGGTTCATACCTTGTCTTATGAGGTCTTGCGGCGTTGTGTTGCTGCCCTGCGTTGCGCGCATATCCGCACCTGTACCCACTGGCGTCCTTGGGGCAGCCGCAGGCGGTGAAGCAGTCGCCGTAGACGGAAGATTGGTTACAACGCCGGGGGTTAATCTAGTTGGAAAAGCGCCTACTTTGCTTGATTCCTTAAACAGTAAATTTCCATCTGCGTCAAATATGTCGCTATGTTCTACAGCAAGCTGGTCCTTAGCATCTAAAGTGTTGATAAGCATTTGCTTGCGTTTAGTTTCAAACTGGCTTGGATCACTTATTAAATCCGTTATTGTTTCGTCTATTTGCGCTTGAAGCGCGGGGATTGGAAACATTGATTTTAGCCGTTCGCCGCGGGCTACCGCCTGTTCAGGTGTGCTTGAGTTAATAAGGTTATCCGCGGACTTTTTGTAGAAATCCATAACAAATGTTAACTGTGCAGTATTTGCCTTTGCGCCTGCTTCAGCAAGTCTAGGTGCTTGCAACTCTGCTTCGCGACCTTCCTTAGCCGTTGCATAAGCCATTTCTTGACGCGCGCGCTCGCCCTGAAGTTGCGCGGCTTCTTGCTGTCGCGCCATGTTCATCATGTTCACGTATTTTGCAGTTTGAGCCGCAGGATCGGGAAGCTGTGGGTTACGCGCCTGAAGGGCTATCATTTGATTTGGCATGGTTCAGAACCTTAATATTTAACGCCGGGGAGGCGATATTGCGTGCTGGAACCAAAAGGTGTTCCCGTCGATCCGCTATTGCCGTCGCCAGCAGCACCGCGGTTGTAATAACCCATTATGGCGTTGTTCATAGGATAGCTAGACGCAATTCCGCCAATCTGACCTAGAGCGTTTGACAGCGCGTTAGCTGAACCAACGTAGCCAGACGCGCGGGCTTGGCCTGCGTTATACAAGTTCGACGCTTCGTTCTGGCCCATCTGCCCTGCGGCGCCGGTCATCACGTTTGTGGCGGATTGACCTGAACTCATCAGCGATTGCAGCGGGTTTAACTTGTTGGAGCGATTTATCTGATAGCGGTTAAATGCGTTCTGATATTCTTCGCTTGCTAAATTCTGCCCAAATCGTGTTATACCTTTTAGGTTAGACCCAGATTCCAACATACTGCGCGCGGCTGCTGACCGCTGTAGCGCCTTCATGCCTTCCGCTTGTCGAAACGCATAGCCGGGGTCTTGCTCAAAGTCAGACATACCGAAAGACTTACCGAGGCTGCCGTAGCCCGCGGCGGTCTTGTCGCCGCCGATACCCAGCAACTGCATAATCTCATTTTGCGCCGTCAAACCACCTTGACGAAACGGCTCTTGTAAAGCCTTTTGTTCCTCAAACATACGCCGTTGGGCGGCATTGGCATCCTGCGACGCTTGAACTTGCGCCTTAGATGCTTTCTTAGCTGCGCTGCTAGCCATTAGACCGCCGCCGATTGATCCTGCGGCGCCAATACCGGCTGCGATTACTGCTGTTGGCATTTTGGTAACTCCATCTTATAAAGGTCGTATGCCGACCCAAGGGTATATATCATTTCGCCTGTGGGTTGCATACCCCCCTTGCGCGCGTACATATATACGCTAGCCGCGTTAGGAGCGATTCGCGCCCATAGTGTTTCAGCACCGTTTTCTACGGCGTAATCAATCGTAAACTGACGTGCTTTGGCCGCCCATTTACCGCGGCCTTCAGGCAATATCATTACGTGTACTTCGTAAACATTAGGTGAAGACCATGCTAACACGTAACCGCCATGTTCGCCAAGTAAAAACCAGTTCTTGTCAAACTGAACTGCGTCGGTAAAGTCTAACTCACCTAAACTTATTGCGCCTATAAATGGACGAACATCCGGGTGGTTAGCCACCTCGTTTATTCGATCCACGTCAAAGCACCGTTCAAGCATTAGCTGACTAGCCGACCTGACGCGCGGATGTTAATTGCCGACGCCGTGCCAGCGATTGTGCTGATGAAGCCATTGTTAGGTAGCACATGACCAACCAGTTCAGGAAACGTATATGTCTCGCTGGCCTGAAGCGTTTTGGTCTTGACGATCAAGTTGTCGTTACCCGCTGTGCCCGCAGCCGTAATCAAGTTGACGCTAATCGTCGCAGCGGTTGCGCTGTAGTTAGTTGCGGTAAACTTGTCGATAATCGTCTGCACGCCATTCGACGTGTACTGCGTCGTTTGAGTTGCTTCCGCTGTCTTGGCGGGGATGATGTTACTGATAGACACGGACATATCTTATTCCTTATACCGAAGTGATAGTTTGCCAAGCTGCACCACTATATACACAGGCTTTGGCAAGCGTAGTATCAAATACCATAAGACCAGCGGCAGGGGTAGCTATGGCATTCTTTTGAGCAGTTGTCATGTTAGGTAGGCGAAAGCCTTTTGTTGTAGACTGGACATCCAAAATCGCTGATGCGTTTGCAGCCGCGCCGATCCCGACATTGTTGTTACCATCAATCAGGACCGCTACTATACCATTGGTGGAAATCCCAATTGTGTTGGCAGCAGAACGGAAGATGCCGGTGTCTGGGTCGCCTGCAAAAGTATACCCCGGTGCCGCAGCAGAACTTGCCGGTGCGGCTCTAATTATTCCGTTTAGATAAGTATTTCCCGCAACTTCTAGCTTAAACCCCGGAACCGCCGTTCCGATGCCGACGTTGCCTGAGGCATCCTTATAAACTTGCCCGCTGCCCAAATTAACAATGCCTGTGCCGCCCGTCAGCGTGGTTGTGTAGGCCACCGATGTAAACGCGCCTGTCGTTGGTGTGGTGGCACCGACAGTGCCGTTGATATTGATTGAGGCTGTGCCAGTCAGGTTAGTAACTGTGCCGCTGGAGGGTGTTCCTAGAGCGCCACCATTGACTATAAACGAACCCGCCGTGCCAACGTTGACCCCAAGAGCCGTGACTACGCCAGTGCCAGTTGTGACTGTCGCTGGAGCAAGCCCAGCACCGCCGCCCACAACAATCGCGTTGGCGGCAAGCGCAGCAGACGTTGCCCATGTTGTTCCGCTTGAAAAATAAGGTATACCGCCTGACGTACCCGCAACCGTAAGTGCTAAGGTTCCAGACGTTGTGATTGGTGACCCCGCAACAGAGATTAAACCGCCCGTGAAAGTCTGGCCAACGCTGGTGACTGATCCACTGCCTTTGTTGTTAAACGTATTCCAATCGGTGCTGGTCAAGTAACCGTTAACCGAAGTTGTAGCCGCAGGCATACTTATGGCTGGAGTTGTGCCGCCGCTAGACACAACGGGCGAAGTTCCAGTGACGCTAGTAACAGTACCTGATGCGCCGGTTAGAACGCCACCTGATAGCGTCAATCCACCAGCCACGCTTATTTCTTCCGCTGCTCCCGTGCTGGCGGTAGTGCGCCCCAATAAGCGGCTGGTAGCCATCGTAAGACCATTGGCAGAAGCATAGGCGCTAGGGGCAACATAGTCAGTTGCGGCTACTGCTGCTGACAGCGCAGTGCCGTTACCCTTTACCAAACCTGTAACTGAAGTGGATAGAGTGATTGCAGGAGTTGTGGTGGCGGTAGCAACGGTTCCAGCAAAGCCGTTTGCGGATACAACAGATACGCTTGTAACTGTTCCGCCACTGCCAGTTGCAGATATTGTTATTGAACCCGCGCCATTGGCAATAGATACGCCGCTACCCGCAATGAGCGTAGCTTTAGTCAGCGTATTGCCAGTTGTGTTGCCAATTAGAAGTTGACCGTCAGTGTAGGACGTTTGCCCTGTGCCGCCGTTAGCAACAGCCAAAGTGCCGCCAAGGGTCAGCGTACCGCTGGTAGTAATTGGTGAACCCGTAAAGGTTAAGCCGGTGGTTCCGCCAGACGCAGCGACCGAAGTGACAGTGCCGCTGGGGTTAGAAGGCGCCAAAGATAACGCTTGAATATCGCTTTGCACTATTGCCAAAGCAGACACAGACGCGCCTTCAGGTTGCGTTTCCGTAGCTTGCGTTGCAGACGCCAGCATGGCGTCGTATGTAGCTAACAGCGATGTTGTGTCTGGCGACAGCGTAACTTCTTCTTGGTTGGTCTGCGTAGCGGTTAGCAGCGACAGAAAGAACCTATACCATTCACGGCTAATCGCGCCTGTCCGCGGGTCGATAAATTCGACGCGCGGCGGCGTTAACTGTGTAGGGTTAATAGGTGCAAGTGCCATTAGGCGCTCGTTCCGCTAATTGCCAGTTCAGCACCCATAATGTAAATCCGTACAGGGTCTGTTCCAGACACTTCGTAGACGCGGTCGCGGATTTTCATTGTTGCGCCAAGGCGCCGCCAGATAGTACGCTTTCCGTATTTGCCAATAGCGCCCATCGACTTCCAATGTTCGTTTGACCATGTATGGCCGCCATCGTCGGAAAAGCGCAGCATAACTTGCGGATTATACCCCGGTGCGGCAGCGTAGGCTTGCGTTTCTAACACGTATCCGTTGTAATCTTCGGCGGGTTGCACTTGGGTAACCAATGGATTGTTATTATCGTTGGCTTCCGTGACTAACTGGTCAGCGGCTTGCGTAGTCAAAAAGCCTTGCACAAATTGGGCCACAAGGATGTTACCTGATTCAGTGGCAAGGTCTTCGGCATTGTAATCGGGATATAAGTTAAGCCCAACGCCTGTTTCGCAGTCAAGTTGCAACGCGTGCTGGATAGTACGCGTGAGGTTGTTAGCGCCTGTTGGTAACGCGCGCCATGACCGCAACCATTTTTGCACTGCACCATCGTCAGCGTACACATTCAGGTCAAACTCATAAATCTTGCCGTTCTGGTAGTCCCCTACAACCGTGGTGGCGTTAAAGAACATCTGGCTATTAGCGCGGTGACGGTTAAAATCGCCGTTAGCAAACGACGCGCGTTCATGCCATGCGCCGGTAGCAACATCATACACCCATGTAGTGTCGGCGCTGGGAAAGTTTAGGACGTAAAAGCTGTGGCCGTCCTGCTGATAGGTGTAGCCAACAGCGTCTGTCAGGTTGGAGTACTCTTGCATCTGCCATTCGATAGCGTGCGTAGACACACGCTGACCGATGTAGCCCGCGGCCTTGTAGACGATCCCTTGACCGCGTGCGTCTTTACCAAGCCAATATACTTGGTTATCCATCTTGGCGATGCTGTAAGGGGCAGCGCAGCCCAGTTCGTTAAACGCGCCTTGGATACGGGCCAGCGGAAAGTCGAGAAGCCCTGCGTCATACCAAACTTCAGTTGAGTTTGTGCCAAACACCCAGACTTCGCGGTGGTCTACAAAGATCGCAACGACATTATCTGGATTGCCTTCGGCGCTGGCAAATTCCAGCGGGTCAACACTAGTTCCTTCTAGTAATTGCGTAACCCAGATTTTCTGGCTGTTAGGTTCGCTGAACGTAAAATAACCGTCGATGTATCCGACTGTGCCTGCGCCGGGGAAGTCAGGGTCAGTGATTTGCTGGAACACGTCGGTGCTGACGTTGTAGATATAGCCTTGCGGGTTAGCTGCAATAAATAGCTGCGTACCATTGTCAGCCATGCTGACAGGCCCAGAGCCGCCCACAGTGCCTTTGGCTACCGCGGTCCAGTTGCTGTCGATTTTAAAAAGTGTGTCGCCGGACACAGCATAACCATAATTACCAAACGTCCAAAGACCGCGGATAGGGCCAGTGCCAACGGTAACTAAAGCAGTCAGCCCCGGCGCACGCTGAAGAAACGCTGGTTCCTTGCCGCCTTCAGGGACAATCTCAGGAAACAGGTTGACCATGCGGTTGTCAGCGGCGTTGACGCTTCTAGCGACATACGCCGACCCAAGGATCGGCGTTTTCATTTACGTTGTTACCGCTTTGATTACTGCAAAAGCAATTACAATAGCTTCGCTCAATGAGCCGGCAGTAATGTTCCGCACGTTAATGCTGGCTGAACCCGCGGTGGACTGAGCATTGAGCAGATAAGACCCTGCCGTGCCAACGTTGATGTGGTTTAGTATTAAAATATCGCCCGCCTCAATAACGGTGTTAGTTAATATAAAGCTGACCGTAGTATCTGCGGCAAGCGCGGCGGCGTTTAGTGTAATCTGGCCGGTTGACTTGTTCAACGTCACGCCGGTTGCCTTGCTAGTAGCTTGGGTAACTGTTCCGCCAGAGCCGGTTGTGTAGCCGTGTTTTCCGGTGCTGCTAATAACAATGTTTCCTGTAGTGCTTAGGCTTGTGCCGGTTGCAGCGCCAAGCACAGGCGTTGTCAACACCATAGAAGTGCTGGTGCAATTCGACAGGTTACCGCTGGTTGGCGTCCCTAGCACCGGCGTAACAAACGCGGGGCTGGTGAATAGGTTGGTTACGGATAATTGTTTGGTTGTACTAGTCGAGGCTTGAACAATCGGCAACACATCAGCGCCAGCTTGCGAAGCGGCAACAGGCAGCGCGGAGATAGCAATATTAGTCATTTAGTAATTCCCTGCATAGATGTTAAAGCGTTGGCGTGAAGCAATGAGACTGTACGGTATGGACATAATGTCATCAGGATTGTTGATGCGTTTGATGTTACGCTTTGAAGACATAGCAATGCGGCGGACCTGTGCCGATGGTTCCTCGCCAAACTCAGGCGCCATTTCGCACGCTAAGTTATAGCGGAACGCACGCAGATAGCCGGGCGGAAAACTTAAAGTTGTTGCCAGCGTTGCAGGCTGGGTTAGTTCTTCAACAGAAATAAAATGCCATTCCAGATCGCGTGTAGGCTTTGGATAGATGTACATCTCAATGTCGGGGAACGTCATGTTGATGAAGATGACTTGCGGGTATGTCGATGTGACGGTCTTGACCGCGATACCATTATACTGCTGCTGGTTGATAAATTTGATGCCGTAGCTGACGCCAGTACCGGGGTCTTTGAAATACGTGCTGTCATCCAGCAGCACAGGGCGGTTGCCTACAAAGTTACCTGTTGGCCCCAGCGTGCGCGAAAGTTGACCTGACGGCCATGTAAACACTTGGTCTTGTGTCGAGAAGACGGACAGGCGCTCTGTGTTCCAGCTATCAATCATCTGGTTCATGGCGCGCAGTGCGTCCTGCGACGTTTCTGCCGATGGGACTTCGCCTTCTGCCAGAACACCTAGCAGTCTAAGCGAACCGTTAATTATGTCGCCGGCAGTTTCCATTGGTTAAACCTTCTGCGTTGTGCGGCGGCGACCATTGCGCGCCGGCATTTCGTTGACTGACTCCTTTACAGGCTCGTCAGGATTATAGCGTTCCCAGCCAAAATCTTCATCATAAATCGCTTCTTCTTCTGAGATAGCAACTTTTGCCCCGTGGACATCGTGAACAAGATAGATGACAGCCATATAAAACCTTTAAAAATGGACGGCCCGAAAGCCGCCCAAATTAATTACGAACAGTGAATGACTGCAAAGTTAATCACTACTGCTTCTGACAGCGTACCGCCAGAAATGTTACGTAGTGTGATGCTGACAGAGCCAGCAGCCAGCGCATTAGCAAACACGTTGTATGATCCGGGGGTTGTTTGACCACCCGCAAGGGTTAGAATAACAGTATCATTTGCAGAAATGAAGCTGTTAGTCAGCGTAAACGTAGCATTAGTGGCAGTAGCCAAAGACGCGTTGTTCATTGTGATAACGCCTGCTGGTTTGTTCAGCGTGACGCCAGTAGACTTGCTGGTAGCCTGCGTAACCGTACCTTGCGCCGCGGCGGTGTAGCCGATTTGTTCGTCAGCCAAAATATATTGTGCGCCAATAATATCTTGGTCGAGGAAGGCAACGCCAATAGATTTTGTATTAGACATTGGTTTTCTCCTGAAAAGGTTGCCCCGACCGTAGCCGGGGCAAACCAATTAACCTGCGATGCGGTACAGCGAATACGCCGCGTCGCCGGTCTTGACGGCAC